ACCTAGCTATTTCGTAATTGAGTCGTTTATCAGCAAGCGCAGCATCCATCAATTCAACTTGCTTTATTGCCGCTTTGCGACAGGTACGGATATGACTGCGATCTAGCGGGATTGAGATCTGTGCAGTAATGCCACCATTGACTGAAAAGTTAGTTTTCTGTCCTGTTCTCATTGGTTTATGAAACAAGACGCGGCCTGGGTTGTCAGGTCTGCCATCTGGAAGGGGATTGCCTTCTGGGTCAAACGCACCAATTACATCAATCGTGTCGTAGACCGGTTCGTTGTAATACCTTTCATACGGATCAGACCAACCAGTGGTTGAACTAAGGAAAGGGTTGATGTGGAGCGTTGCACCTTGGCACTGAACACCGTTGATAACGGAAGCGAAAGTTTTGCTCGGGACGACCTGCACAGCCTGGTTTGTGACTGATCCACTGCTGTTTGCAACTGGAGCGGCAGTGCTTGAGACCTGAGCGTTTGCCGGACCAGTAAATAACAGCAGAGCTGCTAAGACACGCTTCATTGGGTAAAGGTGCTGGTGGTCTCCGTAAGTGATTCGATGTCAGTTTCTCTATTTATTAACGTGTGATTCATAAGTCCTGGTCCAGATAAAGTCTCAACTATGGAAAAAGCAGCACCCGGCTTAACGATGCTCCATGTTGGTCTAGATGCAGGATCAAGCCCAGTCCATCTGCTTGAAATACCGTTCAACGTATTGGTTGTTGTCGTCAAGCTTTGTGGAGCAAGACCTGCAGAAGATTCTATGTTTGTGCCGCTTGCTGTGTACTCATAGCCTGTGCGATATTCGTAGGAGTTGATGACTTCGTTGACTTTAGAAGTTGTCCTTGTTGTACTAGAAAGTGTCCCTTGCTGGAAGTTAGGGACTATTGGGATAGCAGCCGCTGGGGCAGCCAAAAGCAACAACAGCAGTATTCTCATCTAATAGTTAGCTCCTGAATAACTTGGCCAATTGCAGTCGTGCCAGCCGACCCGGCTACGATCGTTATTGCACCATCTGTGGCAATTGTTCCAGCCAAATTACCTGCAACACCGCCCGAAGTTACTACCGTGCTTCCGAATGTCGGCAACGCGGGAACAACACCACCGGTAACAGTTGTTGAAAGAACAGTTGGGGTGTTATCTCCACCTATAAACGTTTCTGAATATGAAAAGCTGTCACCAGCAGTAGTAATAGTAAACTCGCCAGGAGTATAACCAAGAGCGGTCCCTGCGCTATAGCTCCCGAACTTAGGCACAGTACCCAAAGTGACGTTAGAGCCAGATACAGATAATGAAGACCCGATCCGATTTGCTTGGGATGCTGCTCCATCAACAGTTAGCGAGATTGAAGATTTGATAGCGTGCGTTATGTCTGCCGAAGCAGGACTTATCGCAAAAAACGTTAGACACGATACAAAGAGAAAACGTCTCATTTTGGTTTGGACGTAGGGGTTTGTTCAGCAATTGTAGGCTCTTCTTTTTTCTTGCCATTGGCGCGTTTGATGTTGACGCCAAAGCTGGTCATCGTTCCAGTAAGCAACGAAGCGGGAAAGGTTGGATCCATCGCCTTGACGTAGCCCAGGTAGTTAAGGCTGAGCATCACGATTGACCATGTAAGAACAGCTAGCTTTACAAAATCCGCCAATGGCGTTGATTCGGATTCTTGCTCCTGTTCTTGCTTAACCTGTTCTTCTGCCATGATGAAACAACGCTATTGGTCGGATGGTGGTTGAAATCTGGGCTGCTGTTGCTGGTGCGTCAATAGGCGTGGCAGCTTCTGGTATCAAAGGTGCCAACCGTGAAGGCCAGCATGGAAGGGATTCGTTGGTACGTCTGACCTCAGCTGTGGATAATTTAGCGAGCCGTATGGATGTGCTCCATGCGGATCTAAGGGTTAGGGACCAGGAGCTATTCGCTCGAATCTCAGACCTAGAGCAGAATGTTGCCAGGCTTGAGGGTCATCAAAACCGCGTCTAGTATTGCGGCAAATACAGTGCCGTCATGGTGTTACTGCTAAAGCCAATCCTGTTTGGCTTCATCAAGTCAAAAGCCGTAAAACAGTTATTGCTGGATTGTCTGGTCAAGATCAGCGAGCAGACAGACAACCAGCTAGACGATGTGGCTTGTAAGTATGTCCGAGATCTACTGTTTCCCGAGGATCGCGTTGAGAAGTAAATGTGGGTTTGGGTTGTAATCGTGGGCTTGTCACTCCTTCCGTTTTTTCAGTTCTTCAAAAAAGGCGATCCCCATCAGTTAGCTGCAATTGCGGAGCTGGAACGTGCCATCGACCAAGACCTGCTTGATGATGAAGCTGAATGGTTTGCTATGTGGAAGACAAGCGGCATCCATCAAGAGGTCTATGGCGTCCCGTACTACAACCAGCTAGATAGCCCTACTGGTTATGGGTATCGGGAGTGTTTTGACGCAGCAAGCGCCATGGTTGTGGCGTTCCACCGCAACGTAAAAAGCCAAGACGCTTATCGGCATGTACGCCGTAAATACGGCGATACGACTGAGGTTCACTCCCAAGTATCTGCAATGCGATCCCTGGGCCTTGACGCTGAGTTTCGCAAAAACGTAAGAGTCGAAGATATTGAAATTGAGATTGATGCGGGCAGGCCAATTATGGTTGGCTGGCTTCATAGGGGTGATTTAACTAAAGGCAAACCAGCGGTATGCGACGGCAATGGTTGTGGGCATTGGAGCGTAATCATTGGCTATGACAAGGATGATTTCATTGCCATGGATCCCATGGGTTTGCCAGATATGGATCATGGCGGCCATGACACCACAAAATCTGGTGAGTTAATCAGGATGTCGCGTCCTGCTTTCTACCAGCGTTGGTCTATTGAAGGGGAAGCAAGCGGCTGGGCTGTGTTTGTGGATCGATGAATTGGAGTTATGTCAGTGCGTTCTGGACGACAGTCGTGATGAACTGTGTTCAACCCGTAAATTGGCAGGCTTGTTTACCAGTGCAGGACTGGTTATTCCCCGCTATAGGTGATTACATACGGTTCAAGACGGAGGAACCTTATGCTTCCGAAAAACGAGCCATCCGAGCCATCAATGGAATGGATGCACATTACCCAAAGCCTTGAAGAAGAACTAACCCTGGAACGCAGCATCAGAGAAATCGAAGACTGCGAAAACATAGATGTGTTGTCACAGCTATGCGTTGCCATGGCACGTCAACAGTGGCACCAAGGAAAATTACTTAAACAGGCGGTCGGTCACATTGCCTTATTGGACGCCGTACTCTCCGGTTCAAAAGAGACTGTCTAATAGCCTTTTCAAGTGTGGTCAGTTTTGGATCGGACTCGTGCAGAGTTGCTTTTGCTCGCGCTATTGCCGCATCAATGTTGTCTTGTGGTCTTGTAGTCCAATTTGGGTTAGTCATTTTCGGAAGAGTTTAGTAGCTCAGCTTTAATGTCAAATAAATCTTTTAAGTGCCTTGCAGCATCTAAAGCCATATTTTTATCCCTGTAACTACAGGCGTCTTCCACAAAAGGGGTAAACAAACAAACCTGCCTAGGGTTTCTATAAAAAGCAGCCAGATACAAGGGATCATCCTGGTGCGTCTTCAGTAGATACCGCATATCAAGATTCAGTTGCGCTTTTATCTGCAGCGGCTTTCTTACCAACTCGACCGGCTACACGATTTTCTACGGAGGTTTTCCAAGTGGCCTTGTCTTTGTCTAACGCTTCCGCGTAGGTTGTCGTTCCACAGTCTTCTTCTATACGCTCGTATAAAACATCTCTAATCCACGCAGTAGCGCGAACGTTCTCTTTCTTTGCCAAAAACTGCAACAACTCAGCTCGATGCGGGTCTAGCAATATCTGAAAGTAGGTTTTGTTGCCGTGCCGTAAAGCCATTAACTCTAGACTACTACAACTACACTACCACGTAGCTGGAGAATCGACCTTCTTTTTCCACGCACTTGTTTGAGCACGACGGGATTGGGCACGCTGCTTTGTGCAACCCGCCCTAACTTCCCTGGCACGTTCTAAGAACATGGCTGCTCTTTGCAAATCACCCGTAACTGCGGTTTGAATTGCTTTGTTTAGACGCTCCATCGCTATTTGTCTGCCTGTACGCGGCATCCATCGCCCCACTTAGATGTGTGTAATACGTTAGCCCTGCAGAAGTTAAGCAGAACCATCCTTTAGTTGTGGAAAAAATGCGTGTAATCAATGGGTCTCCATCCAAGTTTTGCCAATAGAAACCTCAGCTAATGCGGGGATGTCCCCCAACCACTTGGCTTCAGCCTCCTCCATCACTTGTTTTAGGCAAGCGGCCCACTCTTCCGCAGCATCCTCACGCACCAGCAACAAAATTTCGTCATGCACTGCGGCTGCAATCCGCACTGTCTCTTCACCTGCCTGATGCACCAAGGGCCAAAGCTTGCCAAGGGCGCACTTAAGAACGGCGGCACCAGCTCCCTGGATCGGTGTGTTGCACCGAACAGTCAACCGGTTCATATCTCCTTGTAGATACCGACGCATACCAGAAACCGGAATGCGGGTTTCAGCCCATTTATTGTCTGAAGAGTCCTGGGACTCCTTTGCCATTTGTTTTTGCCATCTGCTGATGCCAGCAAAAGCATCTAGCCAGTCATTACGAATTTCAGCAGCACGCTGAACCGTCATGGTGATGCCTGTTCCACCGGCATAACTACGCAGCCCTTTCGCACCCGAGCCGTAAAGCAAACCGAAGTTTGCAGACTTGGCTATTTGCCTGCTACATCCAATGGTTTCAGCGGTAACGGTGTGAAGATCTTCACCGCGCTGGAACGCAGAGATCATGCGCTCGTCCCCTGCAATAGCAGCCGCAAGCCTTAGCTCCATCTGTCCAAAATCAGCATCTACTAAGAGATAGCCTTCCGGCGCTTCTACACACCCACGAAATTGCGGGTCACGCGGAATCTGTTGGTTGTTGGGTTTAATACAGGACATCCTTCCCGACTCCGCACCAAGCTGCATGTAGCTGGCACGTACAAAACCATCAGCATCCATCTTTTCTTGAATGGAATTGATCATTTGACGACGCTTGTCTGCCCTTTTCCACTCCAAATAAATCTGAATAACCTCGTGGTCTGCGGCGTAGGCCCGTAAAGCCTGTCGTGCCGCACTGGGTTTACCGTTTGCGTCTTTAGGTGTCTCACCTAAAATATCGCCTAACTTTTCTAATAGTTGCTTTGGGCTATTTAAGTTGAATCCTTTGTACTTTTTACTGCCGTCACGAATCTTACCCTCATCCTTGGAACGTAAATTAAAAGTACCATCTTCGTCTCTGGGTAATTTTTTGTCCTGAGGAAGAGCATGGTCCAGTTGAAGAATAAAGTCTTTCTCCAAAGCTTTTATATCTACCTGATAATCCTCCTTGCGTTGCTGCAGATTAGCAGCGTTCCAGGGTAATCCTGTACGCCACATTTGAGCCATAGCAGGCAAAGCACGACACTCCAAGCTGTACGCCTTTGTAAGTCTATTTATTCTTATTTTATGGTCTATTATTTCGTCTAGATCCATCAAAGCAACAACATCATTAGCAGCGTAATCCAACTGCTCGTTAGTTAAATCACCGCTCCAGTCGGATCTTTGCTGCTCTTTGGAAAGCTCTGTATCTAGATAACGTTTGACGACGTTCGCAAGTCCGTGTTTCGGAAAAGGCATCCCGTTTGTGAGAAGTCGGCTGGCCAACATGGAGCAGCGAACCCACCCATGCGGATAGATGTCGTGCTCTTGCAACCACCCAAGATCGAATACAGCGTTATGGGCAAGCCAGTATCTGACTGGACTGCCGAAGAAGCGGCGCAACTTAACCCACTCGCTTTTACCAAGGTCAAAGCAATCAATGAGAACAACAGTGTTACGGGCACCAGAGCCAAGCTGCAGCAGCCTCAACTTCCCACGCTCAGGCTGCAGCTGGAGCGTTTCAGTGTCAAAACAAACTGATGTGGCAGTCTCAATCTTGTCGAGATGCTGGATTCCGTGAAATACTTGAGCAGACATGTGTAGCGTCGTGCGGCTTTGTCAATGTAGCACACTACTTAAACGTTATGCGATCAAGTAGCGGAAAATAGTCTAAATCGTACGGGCTTATCACAGCCACATCAATCCCAAAGTGTAGAGCAGACGCAACCTGGCTTTGAAACTGCGTGTGCCCGTCTTCATCATCCTGGTACGTCACTTGCTCCACAGCCAAAGCCCTATTATCTGGGTCGTAACTTGTAAAACGTGCCAGGGCTAAAGCGTCCATAGCGTTTTCTTCCGCAGGCCCCATTTTGCAGTAGATAAACTGAACGTTGTCTCTCACGCTGGCGTACCGCCTAACGGGACTGGGGCGTTGTTTGAAACACCAGCGTGCAACACAGCTAAGAAGCCAGTTCATTAAAAACAATGGCAACAACGTTTTCTAGTTGTCTTTTATCCATGCCATTACCTGTTCTACGTCTTACCAGGCTTACCAGAGTGTGAAAATCTTTAGGGCCATAATCCCCAACATCTTTAGTTTCTCTAGGTATAAGTTTGTCTCGTATAAATTGAGCTCTTGATATATGTTTAAACCCGGCTTCTTTGTCTAACTGAGCAAGAACTTCTTCAGGGATACGAACTGTGATTTCTTTCATTAAAGGTACTCATTGTAGAAGGCACTACCGGGTCCATATTTAGACACGATCTCTGGAAACGCATCCAGAATCCTGGAGCGATTACGGGGATCAGCTAGCAGTGCCGCTTCGGCCAGCTTACTAAAGAACTCACCACCGTAATGGTGAGCTGTCTTGATGCTGGCGCGGGTTTGTTTTTCAGTCACAGCCTTGTGAATACTGTGAATAATGTAGCACATTACCGATTTAGGTCAATCCCAGGCGTCCCAGCTATCGACTATTTCGTCTTCGCTGATCAACCCCCTGTGTCTGTGATTAAGCGCGTCAAAAGCCTTATCCGTTCCAGGGGAAGGGTTCTTAACGACAATCGGCTTTGTCAAAAGGTCGGGTTTTGTCAAAAGGTCAGAGGCCGAAGGACTTTTGACAATCGCAGGCTTTTGACAATCTGAATTGTCGTTTATACCCATTGCAGGAGAAGAGGTTTGACTTTTAACACACCCTTCCACTGACACCCCACGTGCGCGACGAGTAAACCCACCTGGAACGTGTGTACCAATCGCGTGCCAATAATTGGGTGCCCGCCCTTTAAGCACCAA